TGGAGGTTCGAAAACGGACCACGTTTCCTAGGAAGGTGTACCACTCCCTCATAAAAGAGGCGACAGTAATCCTATCCCCCCACTATTAAGCCCTTGGCCTGCCTCTTACGAGGACGAGACTAGAGCAGCCCTCAACTCGAAATCGCAAGCTCTCCATGTCAAGAGAGGTGGAGAACACACACCACTCATTTACAACCAATGAAAATGATTGACAAATTACCAACATTACGTTGGCTTATTGCTAAGCACTTTCCGGCTGCGAGACATAGAAATTATACTGATCTTGCTAGATATTGGTTAGAGTGGTTAGATCGACAACGCGATAACAAAGGACTGAGAGCCTTTGATATGGCGAAAGCCGTTCGAAACCACGTAACCAAGTTTCTAGCAGGTGAACCAGTATTACACTCTATCGACCCTCAAGTTGGAATCAACAAGTCTGGGCTCCCTAGGGCGCTCGGACCATTGATGCCACTTGTTAGAGGCGATACCCTCGATCTTAGGTTCCTCATGACACTTTTAACGGTGTCGAGAGAAATGCACGGGTGGAAACCAGTAGACTGGTCTCCTATAGTAGATGCGCCTAAGGCGGACCTACAGTTAGTAGACCTAGATCGACTAGCTTCACACGTTACTAAGTTCGAGACGAGCATCATTCCTACAGATTGGGATTCTCCACACATAACGTCGAAGGCTGGGCCGCAAGGCCTGGCCCTAGACTATGCCATGGAGGATCTCAGACTGCTTCCAGAGTCTGGAATTGCTAAGGACATCGTTCTTTTAGGGGGTGAACCCTTAAAAGAGTGGATGAACGAAGCGTTCTGGCTTCTGGAAAATTTGCCACTTTCTCCACAGACAGCTAGGAAGGGTGATACCCTTCGTAGGATATCTGTGAAGAACGACAAAGAAGGAAAGAGTCGAGTGTTCGCGATATTGGACTACTGGTCTCAGGCTAGCCTGAGGACTCTTCACTCTGAGATCCTAAAGATCTTAAAGCGAATACCCTCAGACTGTACCTTTGACCAGGGGTCCCGACTACACAAGGTCAATCCCAACCCCTTCTTTCATTCAATTGACTTGACAAACGCAACTGATAGGTTTCCTATCGACTTGCAGGTCAAGGTACTTGAACGATTGATTGGGTCAGACAAGGCTCAGGCATGGAAGCGAATAATGGTCAATCTGCCCTTCTCCATAAGGAGTTCGTCTCCGACGAAAGAAATTTCGTACGGAGCTGGGCAGCCTATGGGAGCTTATAGCTCCTGGCCAGTATTCGCCTTATGCCATCACCTTGTTGTTCAAGAAGCTGCAGATAGAGCCGGTCTTATGACCTACTCCAACTACATGCTCCTTGGGGATGACATTGTTCTAGGGGATGACAAGGTAGCTAAACACTACCTCGACATCCTTCGCGAGTTGGGGGTGGAGACATCTGATAAGAAAACTCACACGTCGAAGACGACGCTAGAGTTCGCTAAAAGATGGATCCATGGAGGAACGGAGATCACCGGCGTCTCTCTATCAGCCCTATCAAACTATACCGGCCCTTCAGCCGTTATAGCTTGGTTAGAGCAAATAGAGAGGAACTGGAATCTTCCACTCCAAGCATACTCCCGATCCGACTTGGTCTCTTTACTTCGTACAATATCTCCACGAGTTCAGAAGATCCATCTCGAATCCGTAAGGATTTGGGAAGGTCGTCTGATACCGTTATCGCGAACCTCTTACTTCAAACAAGAAGAAAGAGTATTCCGCTGCTGCCATTATCTGTTAAAGGATATGGAGAAGTGCCGATCATCATGGGAAAGTTACTTTCTCACTTTGATTCAGGCGATACCGGTCGTGAAGATGAAGTACGGGCAAATTGCTATCAAAGAAACAGTGAGGAACGTGAACACGTATATGATTAAACTCATAAAACGTATCGCGGCTTCGCCGGACTTTGATAGGGGTTTGTTGCCGGATCTCCCGCAACTTGTTCAATCTCTCCCAGTCATCCGAGCGGCCCTGGCTTTCGCCAAGGACGGTCAGGCTGAACTGGACCGTATGGACAACCTTCTAGCGGAAGTTCGAGAAGAAGTAATTCTCCTTGAGCCTCCGGTGGTGGGGTTTGACCCTACGAAGATTGAGACAAGAGATAGAGATTCTATTTTATTCTACGTTCATAGTAAGGTTCCAAAAGAACTGAAACAAATGAACAAAGACTATCTCGCTATGAGAGCCGAGGTCTTGTCAGGTGAGAACCCGACAATTCCTTGGACTCCTCAGGCTGCCGTCTCTCCTGAAAATGAATTCATGGAGTGGCGACAACTAGTCCTACGTGCTAAG